GTAATAAGTTCTAATTAAAACTGGGAAAATAATTTAGTTTTCTATAATTCTGTTAATCCATATGTAACAGGAGGAATATTTAATTGGGGGTAACATCTCCAGGCGTTGCGAAGATAGGCCTCGCGGTTGCAGAGTCCCCCTTGGTGCGGTCCCGCTGGGGCGCCAGGAGCCACTTTGACCGCTGATTCGCACCAGGTTGGGCCATAGAGATTTCCCAACCGTGAGGTGCGAACATCTCTTGCGGTTCGTCTCAGGCGATGCGGGAGACACCAAGAGGACCAGCCTGGATTGGCAATCACAGCAGCCGTTCCGCTCATCCGAGGTGGACTCGCAAGAGGGCCGCAGCTTCGGAGGTCGGAGTCTCGAGGAGACTTCACGAGACCCCTTGGCGCAGGGGTTGCAAAGACGCGAGAGTCGAGAATCCAGCCTGGGACATATAGACGCTGACATTCGGGAAGTGCGAGTAGAAGAAGGATTTCGCGTATCTTTCTGAACCTTCTGAGATTCCTCAGAACATTTCGACCACCCCATGTCGCTGGGTGAACTGCCCACCGACCCGAGATGGGTCTTTTGCAACCGCTTTCTTGGTTCCTACTCCGCTAATCGCTCCTACCGGAGCGAAGCTCCGTTGTCCAAGATAGCCCTTGCAAATACGCAGTTAGACACCCCGCTTGGGGGTGGTGGCGAAATGCCTTCACAACTCAGAAAGTCCATAAAGATGAAATCCTTCAAACTCGACTTCACGAACGTCAACGAATATGTCCAGGGCTGGATGCTCGACGCGCTTTGTAACTCCTGTGACAAGGGGGTGAAGTCAAACATCCTCAAGACTGCCGACCTCCTCGCTGCGGCCCGCGAGATCCAAGACACCTCCGATGAGCCGAACGGCGTGATCGCGCAATCCAAGCTGGACCGCTTGGCGACCCGCATCGAGACTCACGAGGCGCAGGAGAAGTCCTTCCTCACGGTCGGGAAAGTGGCCCAGAAGGCCTGGTGCGAAGTCACCGGCAAAGACGTCTGGCGCCCCTATTCGAGCGGGACCGCAACCAAGCGGGACGCAACCGCGACCAACGCCTTCTTCGCTCAACGCCTGAAGAAGTAATCCCAACGAGGACGCGCCGCCCTTCGGGGCGGCGCTACTCCCTGCTGCACCAAACAACAAAAGAAACAGAACCGGACTCACAATCAAGGAACATGACCAGACCAACGCGCGCCGGCCTCTGATGAGACCCGCGTTGGTCTCGCTCATGACAACTTACTAGGAGAGAAACAATGAACGAAAAACAAACAAGACAGTTTGGTTATCTGCTGATTGGAAACAGTATCCTCGGAACTATCATCTACATCATAGCCATAATAAACCTTGGATGGATGTACGGAATCCTCGTCGGAATGATAACAGCCTTTACCATTGGAGCAATTATCGGATTCGCATTCACATATTGGTGTGCGATTTGCAACCACCCCACCCCCACTTCTATTTTCAGGATCGAATAATGTTTGAGATACTCATTCTAGCCTGTTTGACAGCACTTGGAGTGCTGATCCTCATATTTAAATTCGCCCGAATTAGGCGAATATTGGCATTTGATGTGTATATCGACATATTCGTAACCATTTCACTTTGTTTTATGATGGCCGGCACGTTCAGCGGTGTCATCATAGCTCTTATCGCAGGGACAATCATTTCGGTAACCCTGTGGTTCCTCAAGCTCCTCTTTGGTACGGAGCGGCTGACATTGAAAGGATGGTCAAGATGATTTGACGACGAGGCAATCAGGGGGATGTTCTCCCGCATCCCCTAGCCTCAAATAGCTCCACAATCACAATCAAGGAGACCAATCATGGTCACGATGAACAAAGCCCAACAGATCAAGCTGAAAAGCTTAGTGAAACGTCACGGCAAAAATGAAACATACCTACAAGCAAGACGCAGGGTATGGCCTGGAATGATGGACGAATATGTCATGATCGTATTTGCAGGAATAACAATCGGTATCGAAAAAGACGGATATTCACATACATAATCCGGTTCCGTCACGGCCCGATCCCCCGGTGGGGGCCGTTCCGGTCCCGGCTCACGAATGCTCAAAGGAAAAGCAACTGAATGAGAAACCTCGAAACCCGCTGGCAACAGATACAAGATCAATCTGATTGCCCTTTCAAAAACACTGATTTCAACGCATGGAGAAAGATATGCTCGGTACGATCAAAGATCTACCCAAACAAGCCTGGGAATCAATCGGCCGTTCCAGTCGCAGATTCACCGCCAAGATTAAATACAAAACATCTGCGTTCTGTCGAACACCTGCCCTCACCCATATATCCGGCAACGACTATCAACTCCGATCCGATCAATTCAGTGTATGGATTGGAATCAATACATCGGTTTACGTCTGCCTTATTACACAGGATGCGGCGGGCATCACTGCAGAAATCATCAACACTTCCAACATCGGTGAATTAGAAACTCTCGCTATCTGCCACATTGATTTACAGCCTGAGTTTGATCCCGAAGCACGGCCTGACCGTGGCTGACCTTACCTCATATAACAAAAAGAGGGCCGGGAAATAAATCCCAGCCCTAATTACCCAAAACACAAGAGAGGCACAGCATTATGTATAAGCATCGAGTCCAAAAAGTCAACTATTCGGAGGTCACTGATAAGATTATCCGAATCATGGAGAAAGGTATCCTTCCCTGCGGTAGCCAATGGGAATCAGGAAGAAACAAGAGTCTTCCATTCAACTTAGCCACGAGCAATTGTTACCACGGAATCAACATCGTCACCCTCTGGGTGCGTGAGTTAGAAATGGAGTATACCAGCAATGGCTGGATCACCATCAATCAGCTCCGCACCATCGGCCAAAACGATGAGATACAGATTCGCTTAAAGGTACTGCCAGAGGATACACCAGGCCGAGCGCCAAATAAAACCGGTCAAACCGGCATTCAGGTCTTTCACGCTGGTAATTTCATCCCTGGCGAATGGAAGGCCGAAAGTGAGGGCGGCATGTACCGTTCAGACAAGACCGGCGAATACAAAAATCAGGATCAAGTTCGATTGAGCTATCTCAAGGTGGCCGGCACGGTATTCAATTTAGATCAGATCGAGAATCTCCCTGAAAAATATCAGGTGTTTGACGAACTATTGCCCCTCGCTGACCGCGAGCCAGAAATTACCATCATGACCAACAGCTACGGCGTCCCGATCAATGTCTCGAAAAACGGTAAATGCTACTATCGACCCAGCATTCATGAGATATTCCTGGTGCATCAGGAACAATTCAAATCGGCCGAGGATTTCGAGCGTGTCAAATTCCACGAATTAGTTCATTCCACAGGCCATAAGAGCCTGCTAGGGCGATCTGGAATCGACCGTACCAATGGTATCAGCCAGAAGGGTTACGCCGAGGAGGAGCTAGTTGCGGAACTTGGAGCGGCCTTTCTGTGTGCTGAATACGGTATCCCCGGCTTGATGGTCCATGCGGAGTACCTCAAGCACTATATCAACGTTCTCAAGAATAATAATCGCGCTATTTTCAAGGCGGCTTCCCAGGCTCAAACCGCTGTCGAATTACTCATGAGCCACACACCCCAAGCCAAACAAAAGGCGGCATAATGGAAATTACCAATATCCTTGTAGAAAAACTGCATACCTCTCCACTGAATCCCCGAACCCGATCAGCCGGTAAACAAGCTGATATGGAGCTGCGCCACAGCATGAATCGTGTCGGTTTACTCAATCCTCCCACGGTGCGCGTCATTCGCCAGTCGGAGTCATACGAGATCATTCACGGCAACCGGCGCGTCGAAGCAGCGCGTAAGCTGAAATGGAAATATATCTCCTGCTTCATTACCAAGATGAACGATCAAGATTGCGAGATTGCAGCCACCGCAGAAAATATGGTGCGGACGCAAATGCACCCAATGGACCAATTCGAGGCATTCGAGAATATGTTAACGCTGGGCGAATCAATAACGACAATTGCAACATCATTTGGCGTGAAAGAGGAGCTAGTACACCAACGACTCCGACTGGCGAAGCTCGCGCCCGTAGCAAAGAAAGAGTTCCGCAAGGGCGCTATTAGTCTCGACGCTTGCTGCGCTCTTACCCTTGGCACTCACACACAACAACGTGAATTGCTCAAAGCCGGAATCAAGGATACTTGGGCTATTGAGCGTAAACTGGGCGAGGGATCAGTTAATATGTCCGTCGCTCTATTCGACCAGGCACTTTATAAGGGCAAATTCACCACGGATTTGTTCGGCAGGGATGGAACTGAGACCTACGCTCTGGACCGTGTCGAGTTTCACTCGCTACAATTCAATTACATGATCGACAAGCTCACAGAGCCTTCGGATTGGCTATTTCAGAAAATTAGTGAGCTGGACGCATGGAAAATCAAGAAGATTGATGGCAAAGCCGTAACCCAAGAGTACGTTCAGGACAGCAAGAAACTAACCAAGAAGGTCAAAGCAAAATTAGGCGTGATTTATAGCCTTAACCCACTGAGCTGCAAAGTAGTCTCAAGCTATTGGATTTATAAGAAAATGCCCAAGAGCAAAGATTCGACAACGACAACCGAGAACGATACCGGCAAATCGACACACACCGCCAAACAACGCGCCATATTGGCCCGCGCCCATGTGTTAATGTTCAAGTCAAACGTCAAACAAAGAGGCGCAACTGCAATGTATCTCCACAAGTGCGCGGGATACAATGAAGGCTCAATGAAAGCGTTTGCCAAACGTCTTATTGATGACAACGCCACGCAAGTCATCAACCTCATCGACAACGTATCAAGTCTTCTTAACGAGCATGAACCTGATAATGCGGTGAAGCTCATGGCCTACGAATACAAATGGGATTTACGAAAAAACTGGATGCCCGATGAGGAGTTCCTCAAGGGCTATACCCAGGAGGCCCTGATCCGTATCGGCAACGAAATTGGTTACAACATGAAAAATCTTCCGAAGAAGTCTCAGAAGGTCGAGGCTTTAATAAAGGAATTCGCCACCGGAACTAAAAAGGCCGACCAGTGGCTCCCAAGTGAATGATCTCGCCAAGTGGCACATCAATGAGGTCGAACGCATTGGTAAGGAATTCTCAGAGCGGGTACTCTCTGCCGATGTAGCGGCCTCGCAGCTCAAGGCTCTTGGATACGATCATGATGCAATCTGGAAAATGCTGCACAATTGCCTTACCAAATCCAAGGTCGTGATATTGACTGCATAAGTGCAGTAAGGTAATCTGCTCCATGATTACGTATCTCAGTCAGCTACAAGCCCTCGCGTCTGATGCAGGATGGCGTCTTAAAGACGCCTGTATTGATGCGGGAATTGCTGATACCACTTATTATAGGTGGATCAATGGCACTAGCAACCCGCGCCTCAAGCAAGCGCAAAAAATCGAGACGCTTCTCCTTACCTTCAAGCATTAGAAACTTGGAACATTCTTCAGAATTTTATCAAGAACAACTGATCGCTCAGTTTATCAAACGACGGCAATTTTTAGGAATCAGTCAGAGGTTACTCGGAGAAACCATCGGCGTTACCGATTATCAGATAGCAAAATGGGAAGGCGGCCATAGGCGGCCAACCGGCTTTCTGCTATGGTGTTGGGCTGAATCCCTTGGAATCAAACTGGTCGCGGAGATCACCGACGATGAGTAAAATGTCGAGAGCAAAAGGCAGTCGTGTCGAAAGGCATATATTGCATTTGTTTAACGAATTGGGGTTCACAGGCAAACGAGTCGGTTTTCTACCGGCATTGGGAATCCCCACACAAGGCGACCTCGAGATCGAAGGTCTGCATGTCGAAGTCAAAGCAAGAAAAAACGGTGAAGGTTTCGCGGTCATTCAACGATGGCTTGGAGCCAACGATATGCTTGTCCTTGTCGCCAACAACAAGGAGCCTCTGGTTGTTCAGACATTGAGCCAGTGGAGCCATAATCGCACAAGACAAGAGAAGGAAACAAACAATGACCACGGGCCGATTTGGGATAATCCCAGCAACCGTATTTAATGCCGGACTTACACCCCAGGATATCGCTCTTTTAGCCCTATTATCAACTTATGCGGATAATACTGGCTATTGCTGGCCCTCCTATAAGACATTGGCGGAGAAGTTAAACCGCTCTCAAGGTTGGGTCAGTCAGAGGGTTAACATACTGAAAGACGAAGGATTTCTCGTCATATCAAAGAGAGGAGCGCAGAAATACGGCTTCAAATTACTCTACGACCAAAGCGTTACCGTTCAACCCGCTGAACTTGATATCGAAACCGTTCAGCCCGCTGAAGTAACCGTTCAGCCCGCTGAACAGAACAAGACCATTAACATACAATATAGATACACCAAAAAAGTTCAGCTTCCAGATGGGTTCAAGCCCACCGCTGAAATGTTGGAATACCTCGCTAACAAGAGGCCCGACATTAATATATCCAAATTCACCGAGAACTTCATCCTATCCTGCCAAGCCAAAGGCTACCTCTACAAAAACTGGACCATGGCATGGAAGAAATGGGTTCTCTCAGAACCAGAGGCAAAACCAAATGGCAAACAAAGAACCCATAGCCCCACAACAGAGCAAATCCTTAACGCTTTCTCAGACGCCGCAGAAGCGGTTAGTGGATTTACCCCTAGAGGATAGGATAGCCGCGCTCAGAACTACCCTCAAGCGCGAGGACGAGGCACTTGAGCCAGCCGGCACGGAGTACACAGCAAAGATGCTCGCCACAGTCGCGGCGATGATCGGCTGCCCTATACCTCCCACAGCAGTTTTGACCAAATATATCGAAATGCTCGAGATTTACCCCGAGAAACTTCTTAATCAGGCCGGGAACCTGGTTCTGGGGCAACATATCTGGAATAATTTCCCTCGTGTTGCTGAATTCATCAGCATCATCAAAGACCAATACCGCAGTATGAAAAATGCACGGCTGGACACTCTAAATGTCCTGGGATTTTACACCGGGAAGAAAGAATCGGACATGCACCGTATCGCGCCGCCCCCTGTCGGTGGCAAGGGGCCGCGCTCTCTTGGTGCAGTCCTTCCACAAATAACAAGGAGGAACGATGAATGAACGACCCTATTACGGTTGCATTTAGCTTGGCAGAGAAGACAGCCCAGCTTAATTCCGTACTTGCCCGTATTGCATCTGTTGGAAACGTAGCTCGAGTGAACGCAATCGCAACTGAGCAAACCATCATGATGGCAGCACTCAATCTAATCGAAGAACTCTGCAATAAGATTGTTGCAGATTACAGCAAGGAAAACCAGAATGAGTGAACTTGATTTATTCTTACCCAATATCGGCCTCACGAGCGCGCAACTTAACAATAAGAAAACCTACATTGGCGGCTCGGCGGCAAAAGATATTGCCGATGGGAAGTGGACCAAGGTTTACAACGAAATGGTTACCGGGGAGCGCGAGGATCTCTCCAGGGTGTTCAAGGTACAGCTCGGCCACATCACCGAGTATTTCAATCTCGTTTGGTTTGCTGACATGATGGACATGCAAATGAACATCGATGAGATTTCCTCGCGCAGCCAAATCGCTGTGCGTAACCCAGAACATCCCTACATCGGTGGCTTACCCGACGCCATCATGACCACACCAAACGGCGTTGAGTATGTGATCGATGCGAAACACAGCACATGCCAAGCACCGTGGTGGGATGAGCAGAAGGTAGCCGAATACTACTTCCCACAGATGCAGCACAACATGATCGCCACCGGCGTTCACAAATCCTATTTGTCGGTTATTTTCGGCAACGAGGCTCCTATCGCAATCGAAATCAAATACGATGCAGCATGGTGTGCAACCTATATCGCTCTCTGCACAGCTTTCTGGAGTCACATCGAGACTAAAACCACGCCACATAACCCGGCGTCAATCAAGATCCCCAAGATCGCACTCGATGATATGCGCGAGCTAGACATGCGAGAAACCAATCAGGCCAGCGAATGGCTCGAACATTGCCAATGCTTCATCGACAACCAGGCCGCCAGCAAAGACTTCGAGGATGCCAAGAAGGCACTCAAGAAGCTAGTCCCCGATGATGTGAAATACGCTCACGGTGACGGAGTGGAAATCACCCGCAATAAAGCCGGCGCAATGACAGTGAGGGTTAAATAATGACCGACTTCGATAAGGTTCACGGCACAGCCACGAAACATCAAGGATCACCAGCATTAACCTCAAGAGACTTGCCGCTAACAAGCCATCAAGCAGCAACATCGGTTAATACCACCAAAATGGAAAGAGTTGTGATTGACGCTTTGTTTCTAAATAAATCTCTTACATCAGAAGAAATATCTGAAATTACAGGATTTGTATTAACGAGCATTACACCTCGTATGGCCGCATTACATGAACGAAACATCATTTATCGACCTACAAATATAAATGGCTTCATTACAAGAATTGGAAAATCCGGGTGCAACCGATTAACTTATTCGGTTGAAAAAGATATGTCTAAATGGCTTGGAAAAAGGCCATATAAAATCAATAGGGCCGAAAAAATACGCACCCTAGAAGCCGAAATAATTAGGCTAAACAAAATTATTAAACAAAAGGAATACGAAGAGTTACTCAACGAAATCGCCGGCGATCCATGAATTATGCTCGCCACAACACGCAACCACAAGAAAGAGGTACAAATGACTAAAAATAAAAATATGACTCTTTGGGATAACGTCTGCCAGACAGACCCATCCCATACCAAGCACGTTGGTCAACGCGGTGGCTTTACAGCGATCGACGCCATGTATCAGGTCCAGACCGCCACAGAGCAATTCGGGCCAGTCGGCATCGGTTGGGGCTGGGATTTTGAACTCCAATGGACTGCTCATAACAGCGTGGTCTGTATTATGAAGCTCTGGCATGGCAAACATGAGCAGTTCGTCATGCATGTTGGACAAAAAGCCCTCGCAAACAAAGACGGCCGTACCGACGAAGACGCCGTCAAGAAAGCGGTCACCGACGCACTCACAAAATGCCTGTCCTACCTTGGCTTCAACGCTGACGTATTTCTGGGTAAGTTTGACGACAACAAGTACGTTCAAGAAATGAAGGCTGAGTTTGACCCCAAGGCGAAGGAGTTCGCTGAATGGGCCAAGAAAACCATCACTTATCTTGAATGCCTCTCCGCATCAAAGGATCTAACATCATGGCTCAAGAACAACCGAAGCACGGTTGATGATGCTATGAAATCCACCACCACGGCAGCAATGGCATCGTCCGTCATGTCCACCTACTCTAAAGTCAATGCGGAGCTAAATCCCACCATCGACCCCAACGAACAGGAGAACAAATAAATGGCTGGTTCAATCAATAAAGTAATTATTATCGGCAATCTCGGAAGCGACCCTGAAATCCGCAACTGGCCGAACGGCGGCTGCGTCGCCAATCTCTCTATTGCGACGAGCGAGCAATGGAAGGACAAGACTTCCGGCGAGAAGAAGGAAAAGACCGAATGGCATCGCGTTGTCGTCAAGCAGAACGGCGATACCGGCGTTGTCACCGGCTTCATCGAGCCATATCTCCGTAAAGGCGCGAAGGTCTACATCGAGGGCAAGATCGAAACTCGGAAGTGGGAAAAGGACGGAATCGACCGTTATTCCACTGAAATCATCGTTTCGGGCTTCGGCGGCCAGATTGTCAGCCTCTCTAAAGGCGAGAATGGGGGCGGGAACCGCTCTGAGAGCCGTCAGGACAGCCAAAACAAGATTTCGGAGACAAAGAGTCAGGGATGGGGCGATAAGCCCGCCACGGACCTTAGCGACGACATTCCATTTTAAGTTTTCACAAGACAAAGTCTAAGCCAGACTCGGTCTAATAATCGGGCGGTGTTGTGACGGGCTTTAACGGTAGTCCGAATAGAGGCCGGGGGGCCGCCCATTACCTCCTACCCCCCGGTCTCATACTGTCCCCTCACAAAGAGAGGTCACCATGAATCACCTTGAACGCACAAAACTATTGTTTGAAATAGTGGACAGTAACGGAGACCGCATGGATTTCTGTTCATCCTATACAGATGCGGAAAACATTCTTGAGGATTACCGTGTAATAGCACGCAAGCGCCTTCATAAAGCTAATGAGGAACTGGCAGAAGCCGTCACCGATCTAGCTGATATTAATACCTGGGTAATCAGGCCCAACACATTCAATTAGGAGACAATATGTATATCATTTTAACCAAGGCCGACCTGGACGCCCGCATTGGCCATCCCCTCTCCATGGCCCTGTGGCTGAAATCGCGTATGAAGCATGAAGCCAACCCTAGCAAAAGCAAAGGGATCATAGATAAATACACTCTAGTCCGTCATAGCGGATTCGGATACGCATCGGACCCGCAATTTAAACAAGCCGTCGAAACCCGGCATCTATCCACCAAAGCCCAATTTGCCAAGGTGCGGAAACAAGGCGGTATCATCATTGAAGGATACCTTGGCGCCGAAAACATAGCGTATAACGTCAACTATCCCAAGAGAGACGCACAACAAGGAATCATCCCGGCAGCTCGCGGAACATTTGCCAGAACCAAGATCGACGGTCTCCACATCTACATTCCCCATCTAAGTGATGTGGCAAGTTCCGACGCCTGAATCACTTAATAACCTCGTCAATCAGGGGTTAAACAATGAGGAGCTGAGTTTGTACTATGATTGCTCGGTTGATTTTATCAAAGCCTGTCTGGAAGAATTTGTTATCCAGAACCCTGTCGAGACTTATCTCAGCCGCATTTGTCTTAAATGCCAGAAACCGTTCCTCTCGGAATGGAAGGGCAACCGGCGTTGTCAGAAATGCAAACGAACGGAGAGACATCGTGAAACCCAAGGAAAGACGTAATTTAGTCGCAATAGCAATCTGGAAAATCGTGTGCGAAGTAAGATCTAAAAGCCAAATATCAGACAAATCCCATGATCCAACCGATTGCAAATACTGCTTGGAGTATGCGGATTCCATTATTTTGGCCTACAAGGGGAAAAAGGAATGAAGTACGCAACAAATATGGGCGAATTGTTATCATTCACCAATAAGGAATGGATACTTTTCCTGCGAATGGTCGGACGCGGTTATGGCGTCTATGACGCATCCCAATATGTTCAAGTAAAAACAATCGGAACATATCTTGAAATAACCGACCTATCTAGAGTTCAGGCACTCGATGAATTGAGGAAAACATGAGAAATTTTCTAAACGCAATCACCCGCCGGTGCTGCTTAATTTGTATCGGCTTGTTTATAATCATCATACTATTTTCGGCAATTGCCAAGATTCGATTCTTTGTACCGTTGTAACGTCCGCCGCTTCCATATATAATTATGGATAATAGCTAGAGAGGTGAGAACGGCCTCCTCACACACCTACGCCAGGCTCGGGCTAGGTATACTAAGCTACCTCCTAGGTAGCGAAGAGATCCGATTTGGCATCCGGCTCTAGCTTCGATTTAGGAACATCCCCAGCCACTTCTGTGTGGTCCGCAGCCTCACTGCGTTTATGGGATTGGAGAGCCGAACGTGCTGGCGTTCGGCTCTCTTTCGCCTTTTAAACACGTTTCGTTATGCATTCTAAACTGGGAGGGCTGTATTCAACGGGGGATAGAGGTCGGGTAACCTCACGTTAAATTACAGCCCCCCCTGCCCCATCGATGCGGGCGGTAAGGGGGCAATCCTTTCCGTTAAACCCGCTGGGGCAACACTACTAGACACTCAAGAAGAGTCGTTGTTCAGCCGCTCGGCGGCGTACCAAACCAGCAAGTATACGGCCACCAGCGCGCCTCCACTTAGGAAATTCGTCAGCAGCATCTTCATATCTACCTCGATTTAGCTTCATGCGAAGAGTGGATCGCTGTAGGTTACCGGAACCAATATTATAAGTAAGTGATACGAGAGCCGAGAACATATTGTGGGTCAGTTCCGCAAAAATCAATCGCCCCACAGAATATTCGGCATGAGCCAAGCTGCATTGGAGGTATCGTTCCCCTCCCCCCTTTGATATAGGCGGGTGATCCATACTGATGCTACCGCCATCACAGTCAAAAGTAGAACCATAACCGATAGTAGCGACCCCCACGAAATCACGATAGACAGTAGACGAGTAACCCTCGGATGCTTTAACGATTTCCAGCCCGGCATCATTAATGTTCATTTACGATTAAAGGTCCGCTGGCCGAACCAGAAGCTCGCAACTGCTGCCCAAAGAGCCTGTGTCGGCTCATTCCAGATCATCATAAAGGCAGCGTCATCAATCTGTCCAAAAGCTCTTAGTCCCGTCAACAACACGAACTCAGCGAAGATGCTGTATGTGATGACCGGCCTCACTGTCGAAGAGAGGTTGATGCACCATTGGCTCGCTTTGCTTGTGATAGTCGCGTGTTCTTCGTGCAGCGCCTCGATCTCTGAGATGTCGGCCTGGACATTCATTACCTGGAGCTTCTGCGCGCCCAGCTGGATACGCTGCTCCAACTGCTTATCCATCATATCGAGTTCATGTGCCTGGTCGCGCTTGTCCTCAAAATACCCCAGGATTTTGGGGAGGAAGCTCGTACCAAAACCGAGGAGGGAACCTATAAGTGAGAGCATCAGTCTTCTCTATTATGTAAGACTTTGAGACGCACCAACTGGAGATTGATGTCGCCGTAGCGAGACCACATCAAGCGCTGGCTTGAGCGCAATTCATCCATGTCTTCTCCAACTCCATCAAGTTCCGCTCTCTGTAGAGT